CGTAACGGTCATCATCGTTCCGGTCATCCCAGTTCACATCATCAACCTTCAAGTTGTGGTGTCGAAGCAAGGTGTGTCGTTCACCGAAGCCCTGTCGCAAGTTACGCCGGGTTAAACGTAGGAGGGGGCTTCGGCCCCCTATCTCTACAGGATAAAAGATGAAACTCAACGCCGCAACACGACTGATCGCAGATTCCGCTATTGCCCCATCAGACTCGTACAAGCAAGAAAACGAACACGACTTGAAAGATGCTCAGTCAACTCGTGAACGCGATACCGACAACACCAGTTCGGAAATGACAACCGAAGCGGGGGCCGAAGAAGATGAAGAAACCGAGTCTGGCTCGTACCGCGATGTAGAAGCTTCGTCGACCATTGATGAGGGCGATATAGCTAGCTCGCAGTACGCGATTCGTGCACATGTCCGACTTCTGGCCGACAGGCTGAACACCGAAAGCGATCCGTTGACGCAAGACATGGAGAACGCGAGTTCGACATCAGACGGAATTGTACCCAACACCGAGCAAGGGTTCCGACTCGTTGGCGACGACGTGGATAAGAACTACATGAACGTACGCGGGTGTGAAAGTGATGTGCTGGCCGACGCTGATCCAAAGCTATTCGGTCTGGCCGAACAACCCATGGGCTAACTATGAACGCACTCGATCGTCTGGTAAGCACAGAGGTTCGTGGATCGGCCTTAGATCATGTGCGAGAAGTCGAGAAGCTTTACGACGCGTTAAAGAAACGATGCCCCGCGATCCTCAACAAGATTGATTACACGATCGGTTTTCGTTGTGAGACTGCACGGGTTCTGCGCGTTCTACTTCTTCTCGGATTTTCTGATCATAGCGCGCACGGCACCGTCCACACGCTACGCAACAAAGACCATCAGGTTCGAGTCATGGAACCTAGAGACGGATGGAATCCGGTTCTTCAGGTTCTCAATTAAGGAGTAAGGAATATGGCACGTAGTAGCCTTTACGATGCTCAGGCCGTAGCCGATCCGGCGCAGTCATGGAACTTTGACTTGTTCTTGCCTGCGATTCCGGGTTCATCGGATACACGCGCCCTTACGTGGAAATGCATGACATCGGCGTTGCCCGGTTTCAGCATGGATCGAGTGATGGTACCGCTGCATGGTATCGAACTCGTGTACGCAGGGCGCAAGACCTATGAGCACACATTCAATTCGACGTTCATGGAAGCCTCGGACTGGTCAACCCGTGCGCAGTTCTACGCATGGTCTGAATCAACCCGTTCGTGGATCAACAACAGCGGTACGTTTGCATCAGCGTACAAAGTCAATGCACAACTCGTGGTCTACAACGATTTGCCGCAAGTGAGCCGCACAATCACTGTAGTGGGTCTCTGGCCTGCAACAGTAGCTGACGTGGAACTCGATGGTAGTGCATCGAACCTCATCAGCTTGTCGATCACATGGGCATTCGATTACGTGACGGATGCTTGATCATGCTGCGCAGATTATCGCCCGTCTTGGAAACATGTGAGGACGGCACGATCTATCTGCACTGGTGCGTTGGGTGCGACCAATATCATGGCATCGATGTTGGCGCACCCAATTCTCGTACAGGTGCGCGATGGACATTCGATGGCAATGTAGAGAAACCTACGTTCAGTCCATCAATCAACATCGTAGGTCAGTGTCACTACTTCATTCGCAGCGGACAAATCGAATACTGCTCAGACTCGAAACACGAACTGGCAGGTAAAACAGTGGAGTTATCACCTTTGCCCGATTGAGGTCAACATGCAGGAACTGAACGCAACATATCGACTTCTGGTGACCGGCTCTCGATTGGTAACAGCGGAAGGTGAGTGGTGGGACACGCTGACCGATGATATGAAAAAGCTGTACATCAAGGAACACCCGGATTCGAAACACGCAAAAGAAAGTATCGGCAACGGTACACCTTCTGCTCCTGTTCAAGGGCCTACAGGTCAAGGACGTGGGCGAGGACAAGTCAAGCAAGCGCCAATCAACCAGACGGTACCCGTCAAGTTTGGACCAAAAGACGAACAGACAAAACAGGCGCTCAAGAATTTGCCACGTCCTGTTCAATCGTTTGTGAATAAGGGCGAGACTAAGGCCGGTTCGAAATCGCGCAAAGAGAATGCGCAAAAAGTGAAGGCCTCAAGTCCCTCACTTGCCCGTGGAATTCTCAAGGATTCGGTTGGAGTCGCGAAGGGCCTGAACTCGATTCGCAACATGGTGAATGGAAAGCCTAATCCCGGTGACTTCAAGAAGGCCGCATCGTTTGTCGGCACTATCTTGGGTACCAGTGCAATGATGGCGATCCTCGGTGCTTCGGGTCCTGTTGGATTCCTGACCTTCATGGCGATCAAACACGTTGCGGCCCCTGAACTGTATTCATTGGTCAAGAAATCGTTGGCAAAGCCCGCTCCTGCTGACGAACCGGGTTACGGATACTGGAAAGACAAGGATACATGGGTACCGTTGTCCAAGAAAGAGTGGGATTCGCTAACTGACGATGAAGTCAATGATTACCAAAAGACCGGTGATGATAAGGAAGGCAAATTCAATAACTTCGAAAACAATAATCCGAAAGACGAACATGGTTATTGGGATAAAGGTCGCTGGATACCGCAGTCTAAAGCGGATTGGGAACGCGATTACGACAAGCGCGGACCCGGTTCGAAGAAAGATATGCGACCGAAGCAGCGCGCATCAGTCGTTACTGCTACCGATGATGAACAGATGCTGCAAGCGCTGATCGACAGCATCTCAGAGTATGCGGCAGCAGGTGAAATCGATCCGGATGCGTGGAAAGCTGCGATTGCCGAAATGAGTCAGACCGAGCCAAAGGCGCAGGCACAGAAAGAAGAACAAGAACCTACTGCTCAGTAACTCCGAAAAACCCTTCTCCAAAACTTCTACTGGGACGCCGCGTGCGTCCCTTAATTTTGTGAGGCGCACATGACTTCAGTTCTTCCTTTCTCAGTTCCAGTATCAGTGTACGAAGGCGCTGGTGGCCCTGTAGTGGCCCAAGCACCCTACGTTGAATCACTGTCCACGAACGCGCTTGCCGGTGCTGTAGCGGCTGTTCTGACCACATCCTTTGGATCAGAAAGCGCGGGTCTATACCTGCTGTTCAACAACCGGTGGAATTTCGTAGCCCCGTACGTTGCTCTGAACAACTTCATTATCTCCGGTGGTCAGATCGCAGTGTATGCGGGGCTTCTGTCACCTGTTACCCCGACCGCAGGCGCGACCGTGTACCGCAACGGTGTTCAGTCGAGCGCAACAACACTGACAACCGATCCAGTTGTGTGGGCAACCGTGCTCGTTGATGCAGCCGGTGGTTACGTGTTGCCTGCTGCTAGTGCATCGGTTCTCGGTGGTGTGAAGCAAGGTACGGGCGTCACGATCGCAGGTGACGGAACAATCAGTGTTTCCAGTGCTGGCACCGTAACGTCGGTTGCGATGACGATTCCGTCGATCCTGACACTCACGGGTACGCCGATCACAACAGCAGGAACGCTGGCCCTCGGACTCGCTACGCAAGCACCCGCAATCGTATTCGCTGGCCCTCTGTCTGGTGCTAACGCGGTACCGACATTCCGTGCACTGGCTACAACTGATATCCCGGCTCTGCCTTATGCACCGACAGCTAGCCCGACATTCACGGGCACGACCACGATCGCAGGTCTAACGGTTACCGGTGGTGCAACTGTTGCGGCCGTCACAGCATCAGGGCTGATCTTGGCGAACGGCGGCCTGACAGTTCCAGTCGCTGAAACGGCTACGTTCTCAGGTGCAGTTATTGCAGCAGCGGCAACGTCGTTCACGGTACCCACAGCAGCGGTCAACACAAATAGCACAGCAGTTGCTAGTACCGCATTCGTGGTAGGTCAGGCCGCGACTGTCGCACCTGTAATCGACGGTGCTGCAACCGTGGGCGTCTCTCTTTTGTATGCACGCCAAGATCACGTACATCCGACAGATACGTCACGTGCTCCTACAGCGAACCCAACGTTCACGGGAACAGTTGGTGCAGCGGCTATCAATGCGTCTGGTCAGATCAGCACAACAGTCGCGGGTTCGGGCCTGACAGTCAAGGGTGGTACCAACGCCAAGATCGGGGTCGCCACACTTGTCGCCGGTACTGTCACTGTCGCCAACACCGCAGTGACAGCCAACAGTCGTATTTTCTACAACCAACAGAGTGGTGCACTGACCGGAATCGTGACTATCGCGATCACCGCAGGCACGGGCTTTACTTTGACTAGCACGATCAACACCGACACAGCAGTGATCGCGTACTTCATCGTTGAACAGAGCTAAGTCTCAATTTAATACTACAGACGCTCCGACGTTCACAAACGATCTACCCTCTTTCACAATAAGGGCTTCAAAATGGAACATCTCAATACAGTAGCTATCACCGACTACGCGATCGACGAACAAACTCCGACGCTCGCAAAAGTCATGATCTCGTTTACCGGCAAGTTCAACAAGGAAAGCATCCGTGCGGCCCTTCGCGAACAACTCGACAATCGTGCAGCACCCGTGGAAGACAGCTTCCGTGAAGTGAAGGCCGGTGTCGCAGTCGGGTTCTTGCGTGCGAACAAGGAACTGCGCGTCCTCGATCAGAAGGAATTGCGTGCTTCTTACCGCGCGATGGGTTCGTCGAATATCATGATGAGTGAAGTCGACAACTCATTGTGGGAAGTGAAGCAAGGTAAGGGCGGCACTTATCTGGCACGTCACGGCAACGAAGACTTGTCCGAACTCGTGAACGCGAACGTCGATCGTCGTCGGACCGAAGTGCCGGGTATCCGTCACCTGTCGATGGCTAAAGCAGCGGCTGGTGAATTCGCTGCATTCGTTACCAAGTCGGGCGATATGGACTACGGTTTCGTTGTGGCCTCAAACGCAGAGAAGATCAAGGTGGTCTCGCATACGTCGCAAGTCGCGACCGTTGTCGGCTATGAAATGGTGACAAGTATCTCCCGTGTGCCGGTACCGAAGTCGTTTGTGCAGAAGATGGCGACAGCCGGAATTTCGCGTGCTGACAAGCAGCAAGCTATCGAATACTGGAATCAACTGTATTCGTACAACCCGGCTTACCTGAAGGACGTCGTGGATCAGGTCAACGAAGACACGGTGGCGTAATCGTGGGCCGCGCTCTGAATGCAGCAGCGCGGCTTTCTCAGGAAGTTACGGCCAAGACCGAGAAACGTGTTGTCGGTCAGTACGTGACGAAAGATGGCGAGCCTGCGATCACGATCTTTCAAGTCATCAATGACAAAGGTCAGGTTCGATACGAGAATGACGGGATGCACGACAAGTTTTACTGTCCCCCTTTTCATAACAACACCGATTGGCACGAGGTGTTTACGAAAGTAAACGCGTTCCTGAAGACCAAGCGTGGTTGGAAAGCCGTTATCCCGCTTCCTGAGCATGAACCGTCGCACCACGTTGAACCATCGAGATATGCATTTCACGTTGAGTTCCTTGACCCTGATGGTCGAACTGGTAAACTCGATCATGAAGTAAAGGCTAGGACGCGGCTTGAAGCATTCACTGAACTGCTGGCCGGTCTCAAGCGAAGTGGTGGCATGGAAGTCGTGCACCGCATCACCTGCGTAGAACACAAATAGGGATCATCATGGGACTGAACGCCGCAACAAGATTGACCGCAGGTATGCGGAAACCCGAAAACGACAA